TTGCCAGTGGGTCCGCGGCCACCTTCCGGAAATCCACCCTGACCTGACGCCGATTGCGCTTCCCATAGTTATGGGAAATCGCAAGCTTCAGGTTGGAGTCGTCCTTGGAGAACTTCCCAGAATCGATTCCAGAGCTAACACGCGGAAGCGTGTTAGCAACAGAGTTGAGGGTAAGGGTCTGAGGATCAGAGAACATAGTGCTCTTTCTTTGTATCAGGAAGAGAGGCTGAATAGCCTCTAGATACTTCCTTATGTGGAGTTAGTAGCGGTTTAAAGGGCTACTCGCGGCGACCGGGACATTCCCAGTGCAGCGGTGATCGAGATTTGTTTACTACTCATAGTAGCAAAGTCGATCCCGAAGCCATACGGAGTTGCTTGCGTTCGAATTTTGGTAGTGGCGCCAGTGGCGTCATGTACCGAGATCCGTTGCGGTCCAGCCGGGGTATTTATTGTCCCTTGCCAGACGCCATGGTTGGATTCATTTACTTCCTCCATGACGTAACCGTAACGCAACACCAAGCCGTCAGCACCCAGCTGGCTCCAATTCGACATAACATCGCCGGTATTGGAAAACCAGTCAGCTGCCCATGACCAAGGTGCGAGATTCCACACTACATCAGGCGTGAGCCTGGTTCCCAGAAGCTTATTACATTCAACTTCTGCGAGTGCCATCTTCTCAAATACACCCTTACGGGGATCTGGGAGATAGTACGTATATGCACCGCTAAAATAGAGATGTTGCGATTTCTCGCTCCAGACTATATAGCCGGTTGTGGGATCATCTGCGATCATCCATGAATCAATTTGACTACCGTCACACTTAAATGGGGCTATCCAGCCCCACTGCGGTGCAGACTTAGTCGTGGATGATTTCTCATTTGTCAGGTCAATCCTTCTCCTGACATTCTTGCCCGAGTCGCGGTGAAGCTGCCGAATAATTGCATTCTGGTTCTTAGTGGCCCTCGCGAATTTACGAAGGTCACTTACCAGCGGCAGCCAAGAAAGACGTAATTCAAGTACTCTCCACTCAGCTCTTTTGAGTCAATAAACGGATTTTCCTTGCGGAATCTGCGCTTAGATTCATTAGAGAGCTGGCTTCGATATTCCTGAACCCGCTTCTTTAAGTCCATACCAGGCAGGTG